GCTAGGTTTGACAACTAAGCAGTTGGTTCCATGGGGGTCAAGTTTCAGTAGAAGCTGGTTGGGAGGCCGTAATCCTGCAGCAGGATGGCAGCCGTCACCTTATCAGCGTAGTGCATGCCGAACCCGAGTTGTCCGAAGGTATTCTGAAAGTGGAGGGCTTCAATGTCTGTCACTCCGTACCGGGCGTACACTTCTTCGTCTGAAATATGGAAGGTGTCAGCGGTGGCAGCGGTAGTGAATTCAAAGTAACGGTCCCCTAAGAGGGTAGGATCGGGGTTCTCGACTCCGGTGCTCTCCAGCATGGCGTCGCGGAGGGCGAAGTGCACACGAGGGTACATGCCATAGACTAATCCGGCTTGAAAGTTCCTGGCTCGCACGACAATATCTCCTCTTCCTGGAAGGTCTCCTTTGCAACTGCCGCTAGCTCGTAAGAGGACGCCGAGGTTTAACAACGCTCGTAGGCGTCCATCAGTAGAGTGAACGGGGGAATGCTTGAGAAATTGGATGAGGTGGTAGTCGGTTGAACAATCCTCGACAGTCACAACGTAGCCAACCGCAGCACATGCGATGGCTATTTCTTCCGGAGTACGAGCATCAGCGTCAGCCAGAGCAAAACCGAGAAGCGTATTGGCCGAATTATTGGTCACAGTGGTGAGCGTGGACCCACTAAAAAGTAGGGGCCCGTCAGCCTGGAGGGTGACTTTATTCTTCGGATTATTAACATCTTGGATGTAGAAGGGCAGACAGAGCTGTTCGATCAGAACGTTGTGGTCGTCATGGACGTGGTCAGGTAGGCAAGCTCGCTGGAACTCCCAAATGGCTTCGGTATGGGAGGAGTCGCAGCTAGAGATATCAATGTTGTAAGTGTGGACCACTCCCTGGGGGTCACGAACACTATAACATGAATCGTCGGAAAAGTAGACAAAATAAAAACGCCCATCTGGATTGATGAGTTGGGCGAAGATACGGACGAGGTCATCTGGAGAGGGTTTTGGACAGAACTCGATAACTCCACCCCTATAGTGGATCGGTTCGGCGGCCATGGCCTTCTTCAGAAGGTGGGTTAACCGGAAGCCTTGCAGCGAAGCTGCGACTCCCAGGTCACCGATCATCCGTGCTATCTTTCCGAATTTGGCGTATTCGTTTGTCTTGAGTTTGTAGAGGACTTTCCTCAACCACAATCTCTCAATGGACGTCCCGTCGTCAGACAGGGCGCGGAAACATTGTTCTCGAAGTGCTCGTTTGATGTGTGGATCAGCATGGTGCTCGAGGGCTTCCTGCAGTATACCATCCCAGTAGTCAAAATAACTACGGTAATTGATATAGGGGAGGAAGCGAGCCATGTTCTGCTGGATATACTCTCGTTGAGCGGTCTTCATGAATTCGTGGTAGTCAGGTATCACTCCAAAGAGGGAAATTGAATCAGGTTTCTGTATGCGGGCTCCATTGATGCGAGATAGAGCAATTGCAACAGTAGGATTGGAGTTGCCGTAGATGATAGCGTCACAGTGCACTTTAGGCCCAAAATGCGACCTGTATGTGCCATCGACTCGGCTTGGTTGTGTGTCACTTGGGTGGGGAGGGAAAGACAAGATCCCGTCCTTCCACCACTTACGTCCGCCGATGCACCGCACTGTGCTGATCGGAGTGAAAGGTTTGTCGCGCGGTCTGACCGCCGTGACGACGCCCTGGACGATTAAACCCCGTTCCTCGGGCACGCCTTCGAG